ACCACTCCTTCCTTTTGACCGTGTTTCCACAAGTCATAAACTAATTGTGAATCCTTCAAACAATAATCTACTACTATATCGTATTCACCTGCTTTCCAAAGTCTAGGAGCATCCATACTATCTAGGGTCTTTTGTTTTCCTAAAGTATGGTCTACTAGATTGTTTAGCGAATATCTTTCACCATGATTCGTTACAAAGTATTGACTTGTATCAATATATTGTTTGTTACTCATGTATTTACGAATACAGTAAATGTCGAGTGCATCCCTTAAGACTGGTAAATCAAAGGCTACAATGTTATGTCCTAATAGAACACCGCCTTTCTTAAAATGTTCATCTAAGTCGAATTTTAATTCTCTAATCGGTTTAGTCTGTATTCCAGATTTAGAAAAGTTATCCGAAACTGGTTCATCTACATAGACAGTCCCAGTATCTCCATTCCAAGTAGTTACTGTGGATACAAGAAACATATGGGTATTACCCCACCCTCCTATGTCTGTGGAGAGATTTTTGGTTTCTAGGTCAATTGCTAGGACATTATTCATTCTTTTCCGCCCCACAATTTCAGCACTTCATCTCTCTTTTCCTGTTCGGGGGAAGGCTCTACAATGTAGTCACCTCTCTTTAGGAAAGCACACAATTTGTTACCTGCTACGCTAACAATTGATGCTACTTCCCATCCTTCTGCTCCCTCTAGGTTCAGTGCGTCAATCATAGTTTTAGGCCCATCATTAACATCAAAAACCACATACTTATTTTCCCATGTTGCTTTCATTTCTCTATTCCTCCTGTTGTTTTTTCGGTCTGATATAAGGTTTAACTCCTACTTTCTTTTCCTCAAACATTTCACTTAACTTGTTGAATTTATCATTGATTGTCTTTGGTGATTGTCCGATAATTTTAGCCGCTTCATTCAAGACTAACTTTTTCCAAACAAAACCCCCTTCTAATACTTCCTGTGGTTTAGCCCTATCAGTTGCCACTTGATAAGCATGTTGGAACTCTTTCCAGTTGCTTTTTGTAATAATAGTTCTTCTATCTGCCTTGATAGCATTTTCTAACCACTCAACCAAAGTAACATAACACTTTCTAACAATATATGCTCCTTGTCTAACATTTTGTGGATAGACTACGAACCTCTTGTTCACATCTGTAATATTTTTAGCCATAGCCAAAGTATTCAAAACTGCTAACTTACCTATGTATTCTAATAGATTCATTTCAAACAAACGAACCACATTACGAATTTTAGGATGAACATCATTAATGTATTTCAAGATAGAATCGTGAGCCATATCTAACGCATCTTTAGCCGATGGATGATAGGTAATAGTATTGAAAGGGTCTTTTCCATTGGCTTCAAATTGAGCCTTAGTTGCCTTGTAGATTTCTAATAATCCCTTTGCTAAATGTAGCGGAGGTCCTCTCCTTTCTACTCTAGTCCCAAAACCTCCAATGACTTCTTTTCTCATAGCAGTTAGAATATCATCGGGAACATCCCAAATAAATGGTAAGAATCTTTGGAGAATACCCTTGTCTGCTACTGTCTTCAATAGATGTTCGGGAGGAAATGTAAGAGCAATCATAGTATGCTTTGAATCTAAATGAATAGTGGGTTTACCTTTCAATGCTTTAGGATATTGATTTGCTCCACTGTGGAAATTGTTCATCAGTGTTTGGAATAAAATATTCATATTCTCTTTGTGAGCCTTATCTTTGAAAACTCCACTTCCTTCAAACTCATCAGCAAACCAAATGCCTTCTCCGTGTAGAGGTCCATAATCAATAATCCATCTTTCTTTCGACATTTCATAGGTTTCGTATGCCTCGTTTACTGCCTGTATTCTTTCATCATCATTGTTGAAATTTCTAGTTGGAGCAATGCCGTTCATTGGGTCGCCTTCAATCGCTCTCAGTTCTTTTTCAAGAATATCTCCTGCATCTTCCTTGAAATTTTCATTAAAGATATGGTCGCCAACTAAAGACGCAGTAGTATAATCTGCAAGGTTCAAAACTGCTGATTCAACATAGGGGTCATTCTCTAACTCCTCAAAGATTTTCTTAGCAACGGGAGTAAGGACATACATAACCAATGTAGTCTTACCCGACCTAGCAGTTTGAATCCAAACATAATGAATGCGAGTATCAGTAGTAGTTTGACCATAAGGTATCTCAATGAACCTCTTTACCAAATCTCCTAAAATCGAATAGAATCCTATGATTGAAGGAATATTATTGTGCCTTGAATAACTAATGGCAGTCTTTTCCCAATTCCTAACTACCGCAGGTAAATCTATTTCTCTAACTTGTTGTTGTTCAGCATCTAAAGTTTCATCATCATATCCATATTCATTCATTGTCTAACCTCCTTATTTGAGTTAAAAGCCGATAATATCCTATCAGCAGTGGTATCTCCAATACCATCTAGAGAGCATAACTCTCTTTTATCGCAATCTCCTATCTCCATAAGAGAGCCATATTTCTTGAGCAACATTTTTGCTTTCTTTTCGCTAACACCTTTTATTGATGCTAACATGTTTATTCTAATATCATCTGATGTAAATCTCTTAAACAGATGAGGTTTAATTGGCGACCTTTCTACTGGTTGCATTTTAGCAACGCTACAAATAATAGACGAGGCCGCATATTCATCTATTACCCATATTGGTTTAATATCAGAATCAAGAATAATTCTTCCTATTGCCCCATAGAATTTGTTTGTAAGTAATTGCATCTTTCTTTGTCTTGGCATGTTGTTATACTTAGCAGAATAACTAGTATAACTTAATGCATCTCTCAATGTCCCGTAAATAATTACTACATTAGTCTTGTAACATCTATCCATGTTGTCTAATTGAGTCCAAAGTCTCTTACTGATAACAGATGATAAGAAATCATGTGTGGATTTTGCTTCAAAGCATACATCTCCAAACACATAATCTCCTACTTCTAGCCACTTCTTTTCAGTAATCAAATTAAATTTAGCGGCTTTGGTTTCCACTTCTTTGGTAAGACCCGAAGTTTCTCTACTATCAATAATTAACTTCATGTCTATTCCTCAAATACTAATCCAAAATCTTCTAATGTAGTTTGTCCTTCTATTCTTAATCCAAATTCAAACAGTGTAGTTTGTTTCATCTTTTCATCTCCTTTGTGTAATCTTTTAGTCTCCAACATGTCCCAACGCAATAACCATTAGCAATTAGTTTATCACAGTTGGGGAAGTTATAATTTCCATTCACTACAAAACCAACTCTATATTTTGTTATTGCTTCATCAAAATCTAACCATATGTTATGAGTTTCATGTAAATGTTTTATCTCAGCAGTAATTTGATTAATCATATTCAATCTTGTAGACATGTTTGGAGTAACTTGTGTATCGGTAAAGCCGACATTAAAATCTGACCATAGTAATAGGTCCTTATACCAACTAACAAGATATGCTCTTGCTTCATCTGTTGGATTTTCAACCATGATAGAACTATACATACATGGGGGAAGTGGTAAGTTACCTGCATTGATAACTTCTGCTTCAATTTCTGATTCTTCTACTTGTGGCACTTCGGGCCAATCAACAAGAACCGAACCATGCATAATACTCCCCATCGGGTTAGGGTATTTAGAATAAGTGAGTATTTCACTCACTGATTTACTAGTAATATCTTCTCTAGTAAGAGGCACTGAATAATAACATCCATCTCCATAAGACGCTTTCATATTCATAGTATTACGAATACGCCTTAGTCTTCTAGGAGAAATCGCTGAACTATCTAGAGTCCCATTAGAAGTAAGGGCTTTCATCTGATTAAAGAAAGCAGTCAATCTACGAATGTCTCTAACAGGTATGGTTGTTCCATATACATAGACATGAAAACCTCTCCCCGAAAATGAAATATCATACAGATAGTCGTGTCTCTCTAAATAATCTGAAACTTGTAGCAAATCATCCAAGCATAATTGAATCTGAGATTCACTAATTATTTGCGCTCCTGTCCTATTATCCACTTCACCATGATGTGCATCAAAGTCAAGAAATACTCTATCTAGAATAACCGTATCTGTTACGGCTTGTTTGTTAGTGTATTGAGCATAATCATAAACTGAGGTATAACAATTCATCTTTCCATTATGAGTCTTAACCCATTTGTTAAACTCATCTTGACTATGAACCAACTTTCTCTTACTAGCAAAAGTATTAGTTTGTTTGTTAGCACTTGGCCATACTTCTCTAGGAAACTTCATTGGAATAACACCAAACCGACTACGATAATGGTAAGAATATTAACGACATTAACCATCATAATTATTCTATTACTAAACTTTAGAGTAGCATGAATCTCCTCCATTGTTTCTGTTAATTTCTTTTGTCCTTCTAACATTTCATCAAAGACCATTCCCACCAACTCTCTTTACTTTCACATTACCTAGTCTTGTTTGCACCTGACCATCTTTTTCTTTTAATGATGGTGATTTGTTTTTGATTTGCATATCTACATCTTTTCCTTTTACTAAATCTTCCATTAAATCTTTACCTAATGCCGCCTCTTTCACATCTGTTTGTAGAGAACCATACTTATCCGCTAATGATGCGGGTTTCTCCACTGGAACTAAAGGGGTATCAGATATTTCATCACTAAAGTTTACTGTTGCTGATTCAAATTTATCTTGAAAGGCAATCATTACTTGTTCTTCTAGTTTCTCGGTTACTAATGATTTAAACAAAGAACCGAATGTAGTTGTCTTATCTAATTGGACTTCCCATACAAGTTCAAGTTGGTCTTTCAAGTTTAACTCATGATAAAGTTCGTCTGCTACGCTTTTTGCAACATCTTTCAATTTCAATAACTCATGAAACTTCCAATTCTTCTTGTTTATCTTCGCTTGTATCTTGTCCTTCAATTTTCAATCCCTCCTTTGTGTATCTAGTAATCTCTCTCTTGGTTCCAAATAGGAATCTCCATATTAGTGCGGGAATCAAAGCCACTCCCAACACTACTATAATACTGACATTCCAAACTAACAATACAATAATCGTTAGAGCATCCACTGTTAATAACCAAATTTTTTGCGCTCTATCTTTCATAATTACCAATCCCATAACTCCGCTTGTTGAGCCGAATCGCACAGTCCTATAAATGAACAATGCTGACATTTATTAGGAAAATACGAAGCAGGGAATCTGTTGTCCTCATATGCTTTAATGAGTTTAGCAATCCTCTGGGATATTATTCTCATTGGATGCCCTAACTGGTTCCAATTGGAAGTAATTAGAATCGGGGTAATACCACGCCCAATGAGTAATAGGATTCATAGTAACATCGGGGTCAGCATCCATCAATACTTTGTAGAAAGCCATTTCATTTCTCATATGCGATTCTTTCCTATCCTTCCAAACTCCCGTCTTCAATTCAACGGGTATGTAACCTTCTCCTTCTTGGAATACTCTATCTATAATACCTTGAATATGAACAGTATAATCTCTTTGAAGATGGAAGCCTCTCTTTGCAGGTTTGCCCGAAGCCGTTACTGCGGCTACATAACTGCTAATCTCTAGTTGAGCATTGCATCTAATTTCATTACCAACAGGTAGATATGTAGGTAAGGTGTTTGCTGATTTTGATTTGAGGAATCTCTCCGTTTCAAATGCTGACATTTTCTGATACACTTCACCATAATCATCTATTGGGAAAAGACCAATACAATATTCATACAAAAGATTCTCATCTAATCCCTCTGCTTTCTTTAACTCAAACTCATTATAGAAATCCTCGTAAGCATTGTGAACAATTGAACCTCTAGCCATTGCCGCATTTGGTTCTGACTTTCTACCTTCGATATACTGAAACTCATATTGCTTTTTACAAAACTCAAAAGTATTCAGTGAAGATTTTGTAACCTTCAATAAAGGCATAGTAGGGTCATCCATCCATTCAGCATTCCATTGATATGTATATTCTGTCATTAAAACCACTCATCCAATTCTCTTTGTTTCCCATCTTTTCTTATATCGTTAATGTCCCAACCCATTGCATCATAGATGGGCTTGGCCTTTTTCAGAACTTCCGACTCGGCTAACGATGGCCAATCGGGTTCATAGTTTTCTAGTTCATTTAGATTTTTTACTGCGATATATCCCGCAGGTTTCATTTCACCTTTTATGTTGGTGAAGGTATTTGGCTGAACCAAACCATTGAATTTACATTTCATATGATAAAATGAATCATCAATTTTATCTTGGGGTTTTACATGTTCATTGTAATATAATACCCCTGCGAAACCTCCACCAAAAGAAGGTCTTTTACCTTCTAAGGTTGTGAGGTCAGTTAGTTTAGCATTACAATTGTCATTTTCACACAAAGCATCGGGGACAATACGAAGTAACTTTCTGACATATTCTACATCGTATTTTCTTTTACATCTACATTTTAGTTTTCTTCTTTCATCTTTGTATCTACTTCTTTTAACTAGGTCTAGTTTTTCAACTCTACCTTCTAAAACATCAGTGTAAATATCTCTAACTCTTTTGGTTATTTCTTCTTCTGTCTTCTGTTTAACCCACATTTCTATAACTTCTTTTTGAGTATCTTTCGCTATCTTAGATTCAGCGATTCTTTTCAATGAAAAGCCAGTAGCGAAAAATTCTGGTTGATGTAAATGCACACCATCTTTCCAAGAAATAAAACCTGCATTTCTATTCTTTGTTGCTCCTACTCCTAGAACCGAATAATATTTTTCAAACTCTAAATCCATAGGATGATTTTCTAAACCCATGATGTTAGGAAATACATTTTCTTGAATGTGTTCATTCAATATCTCTCTAACCTCTAAAGCCTTCTCAATAGAGGGAACAGGAACATAAAGAGAATCAGTATGTGCATAAACTATTTTCATCTTCTATCACCATTACCTTTGATAGTATCACTTAGCATTCTTGCTCCCAGTTTATTCAGATTAACTTCTGCAACTTCTTGTAGAGTATAACCACATTCAAATGCTAGATTAGAAAGATACCATAGAACATCTCCTAACTCATATAGTAAATCTTCTTTAAGAGAAATACTATTATCTCCTCTGATAAACTTCTTAATCTTTTCAGCGACTTCTCCCGCTTCACCGCATAATCCTAATGCAGTATAGGTAAGCCCATCATCAATAGGATATATTGCAGTCTTTCTTGCTTCATTCTGATAATCGTTTAATTTCATTCTATTCCTCCTTTGGGACTAATGGAGTAAGTTGCCCGTCTATCATAGCCCAATGTTCAAATTCATCATTGGGATGAGGATTTATTACGGGTATAAGATTAGAACATTCTCTTAGAGAACATTTGATACAATACCCTTTGATTGCTCCTTCGACCATCCATTGCGGTGAAAAGCCCATTAATACTGGTTCAGATAGTATTCTTCTTTTACATTTTTTAAAACTGCATTTTCTCCCTTCTAATTTCATTCCAATTCCCTCACTTTAAATGCGGCTTCTCTAATTGCTTCTCTAGCACTAGCAGTAATACTAGCGGCTAAATCTAAATCATACCAACCAAAACCAACTGCCGCAGTTGCTCCGTATAGAGATGCTAAAAGTCTCTTGGTTGCCATTTGCATTGAATTCCACTTAACATATTCTTTCTTGTTACCACTCTGTAATGCATCTAACATATTACTCTTGTATTGTTTTCTAAGAGGCTTTAGAGTTAGAATCATTCTTGGTAGTAATCCTAATTCATCCGTTTTGTAATATTTCCAATCCTCAGTAATAGTTTCTCCGAGACTTCTTGGAGTCCTAATATTGACTGCAAACTCGGTTGGTTCAATGGATTTTGTTTCCCATGAAATATTCCTTGCTACGGCAACTGACGGATATAGCGAACTAAAATCAAAAGCGGCAACGCCTAGATGTAATCCATTCGTTTCTTCTTCTAGCGGATTGTAAATCATTGCACCATCGTATTTTTCCTTACTACCCTTTTTACCAGTAGGGGCTTTCCATGTTGCGTTTCTCATGAAATAAGGTGCGGCTATCATAGTAACGAAGAAACAATCTTCAAACGGTGCTTTCACAATCTTTTGAACTGCCAATACGCCTTCACTCAATCCCATTTCTTCATCTATCTTATGTAGTAATTCTGCATCTTGAAGACAATACTCTAGGTAATTTTGAGTATCTTCTAGCCATGCTCGATTAAAGAATTCATTCCTATCAGTAAACTTAGATTCTTTCTTCTTAGTTTCTCCAACAGATACACTTGCACAGTAATCTAATGAGTTACTTGGTAGTGTTCCTCTTTGAGCATCCATCCATTGTCTTTCAAATGCTAAGTCAAGATTAAGACATAATCTACCACGAATCGGTTGTTCGATGTTAGAATACTCAACACTACCTAAAGCATTAAATCCTACATTCTTTACTTCCTTATGTGGAGATAATTTTCTTGGGTCAATCTTGTTAGCAAATAATCTTTTAATCAATTGGGGAATATCAGATTTCAATCCCCACCAAGCAATCAGCATATCGGGGTCTTCTTCTTGTAATACATTTACGAAATTTTCAAGCATATCTTTTTCACTATTAAATATCGCTATCTTATCTGATTGTTTCCAATGTAAATGAGAAGGAGCATCGGGCATCCACGCCCATTGTTGAGATTGATTACTGTAATTATCATACACCGCAATAGTAGTAATAGCATCTTCATGCTCACTACCTTTAGGCATCCATTCCATATCCCAATACCATTTTCTCATTTCATATTCGGGGACATTCTCTAATTCATCTACGCAATATCTACGACAGATAGGAACATCTCCTTCCCATGTAGCGACAAAAGGCTTTATTGCATTGTATTTATCTTTAGGGTGAGAATAGAAAACCTTAGTCAAAGATTGTCCTTGAAGGTTTTTGTAATCACCAGTTTTGTATTCATAGAATCCAGTTTGCTTTATTGACTTACCACCTATAATCTTATGAGATGTTTTGTAAGTCTCAGGTCTTTTATCTGTTGAACGAATAAAGAAATAAGGATTGAAACCTTCAATAGACTTCTCCTTTCTTTCTCTATTCTCATCCCTCCATCTAATCTTGATAGTCTTATCTGATTCTATATAACTGATAATCATTTTTTCATCTCCTTATCATATATTTGACCAAGCATTTTTCTACCTTTAATGAATTTCTGAAAGTGAACTGCGTTTTTTACCAAAGTTTCTAAACAACCAACACATACATTATGATAATGAATCCCTACAACATTTTCCTTCATCTTTAATCCGCAAATATCGCATTCTTCATCTATATAGATTGTCATATTAAATCCCTAACCTTGGCGCACGAACCAATGCGCTATTTTCCGTTATCATTACTATGGGTTGGTCATCCCCAAGAAATATATTTACAACTTCCTTCTTTCCAAAGAATTTGTGCATAGGTCCACTAAACAATACTGTTGCTCCTTCTCCGATAATATTTGAAAAGGCAACTTCTTCTCTATAAGAAGAAATCGTTTGCTCAGAGGATATAATAAATTTAGGCCGACTAACTTCATCTCCTTCATTGAAATCTAATTTATAGATTCCATTGTTTACAATCTCACATGCATCAATAGCACTATGAAGTTCTTCACCTGTTAATTGTATTCCACAACTAAAATCTATACTGCCAATTGTAGGTATTCTTGTTAAATCTTCTTCAAAGGCTATCGGCCATTGAGCAACAAATCTTTCAATTCTACCATGAAAAGGATGCTCAACAACAATTGGCATTGTTGCTCTTTTACCATCTGATTTCATTACGATAGTGTCTCCAATCTCAAAAAGAATATCATCATTCATTTTACTTAGATACTTTTTCATCATATCAATATCTAAAACAAATGAGCCGTTATCTTCTGTTTCTACTGGAATAGATTTTATCGCAGTAGTAGATTCATCTGAATTGATTAACAATAACTGATTATCGTTTAATTGAAAATGAATATATTTACCCAAAGACTTTGAAGATAGTCCACTCGTTGTCGCCCATTTTCCTTTTAGTTCGACATTTTTCATTGCTTCTACTATGTCTTGTTTGTTTACTTGTATTTGCATTTTCATCACCTTGCTTTCGCTCATAGGGAAAAAGAAGGACACCCCTGCCCTTGTTGAAGGAGGTAAACCCCTACCAACACTTTCTCGTTTTATTACCCAACAAAACCCTACTCACGAATGAGTCTTAAATTTCCCTCTTTTGTAGTTCGGGAAGACCATTCCATTTCGCTTCTTTAGCATTGGACTCAAAGATAGTCCATGTTCTTCCAACCATATTTGGGTTAGTTTTACTTGCTTGAAGCCTTGCTACATACTTAGTATTGTTACCAACAGATTCATCTTTGATAGCAATCATTTGTAGCATCTTATCGGGAACATCCTTATTCCAATTAGGAACAAATCCAGTTGGAGTAGGGTTCATGTGGTCACTAAATGTTGGCTTTAGATGGGTAATAAATACCTTATCACATTCCAATCTTAGCACACTAATGAACAACTCATTGTGGTCAATGTTCCTTGCTCCATAAGCAGTAGGAGCAATAGGGTTTGTCATTTTCTTCCTATCGCCCTTGTTAATTTCATAACGAAGTTTGTTAGTGGCACAGTCGTTCCACTTATCCATTCCATCAACTACAAACGCTCTGACATTTGTATCTTTATCTTCAATCATTTCTTCTGTTTCTCTAACGAAGTTAAGAGCATTTTGCATGGTCAATGCATAATTCTCTGTTCCATCAGAGTTGTAATGATTAGGACAGTAAACATAGATGTTAGGGTCTGAATCCCAACAGGTTTTCCATGTTACTTCTGCTCCATCGTCAAAGTCAAGAAAACGAATAACATGTCCGTTCTTTACTTCTTCGGGAGTTCTAATGTCTAGGGCTAAACCCGATTTACCATTCTTTGCTTTAGCGGCAATAGATACCACTAGATGAGAATGTTTCCTCTTTAGTTGTGCCTTCCTTTGTTCAGCAGTAGCCTTTTTCCATTGCTGATATTGCAATTCCTTTTGGACTTCAGACTTTACTGCTCCTTCTTTCTTTGTGCTTTTCATACTTGTTAAACTCATATTAATTTCTCCTTTAGTTATTACTCATAGGGAAAGAGATTCATGCTAACAACACTATCTCGATATGCTTTTCTTTTTTTCTCTTATTATTCGATAAACCCTGTGAGTAATTTAGTTTCAATCCCAACTGAACCAGTCATCATTAGAATCTTCAACAGGTTCACTGTAAACATCAGCCGAACCATGTCTATCTACTACATGTAGTCCTAGGACATTGATAGTAGCGGGTCTAATTTGACCTTCTTCATCTACTCCTTGTGAAGTCCTTCCACTTACGATTACATTACTACCGATACCAAAGTCAATATCAATTGACGGGGGAATCCAAGCAGTTACAGATGAATAACCTTCACCTTCATAATCAAAATCAGCATTCAAATCACTTAGATGTAATACTCTTGTTCCGTTAGAGTTAGGCTCCAACTTCATGTTAGCGACATTACCATCAGTAATAACCAACTTATCAGCATAAGCCTTATGTGAATTCTCTGAATGATAATCGTCTAATGATACTAGAGATGATACTTTATCACCTAGAACATTTTGAATCACTTCAAGTAGACTTTCATCACTATCTAGATATTGCAAAGATTCGGCAGTGCTTCCATCCTTTCTAGCACTTAGAATCTTAGGATTATTAGAATTAGGAACAACATCTAATGAACACCAAACAAAGGTATTCGGTGAGAAGTTCTTCGCCATTTCTCCGTTCAATCTCAGTTGATACTCGGAATATTCTGCATTATCTTCAAACTTACCTACGAAGTATAGAGTCTTAGACCATCTTTCAGCAGGTAGAGGTCTACCGTAGTTAGGATTTGCTTGACCGCTTTGGAAAGCCTTTCTGTTATCAACAGGTATAATCCACCTATCATCATCAACTTGCATAGGTTCAGTATTAGGTAATTTCTCCATAATCTTCGATGTGACTTCTCCATCACGAAGAATGCTAACCTCGTAGCGACCATCACTAAGTAGAACTGCAACTGCAATTTTACCACTGTTAAGTGCGGTATTTGCATCTCTTTGATATTCGGCTAAAAGAGTATTTCTATTCCTCTCCTCCCAATTGGTAGCATTGTCAGCCGCCCAAAAGAAACCATTAGCCCTTTGTGTGTAAGTAGGACCAGTGTATTCTTGTTGAGTTTCACCTGTCTTTTGTTCGTTCATCATTCTTGTTCTTGCTTGACTAAACTTAGACCTAAATACGCTTCTAGCCACCTTTAGGCCATTCTCCGTATTCACATCCAAGTTATTATCAGTGACAATACCATTGAAGATAGCGGTTGCCTCCTCAACAGTAACACCGATAATTTCAGCATACTTTTCAATTTCATTATTCATTTCCATGTTTTTTCCTCCATTTTGTTTTTGTTCTTTCGTCTTGCTCTCGCTAATTATCCATTAAGGATTATACTCTCCTTTGAGAATCTTGAGTTCTCATTTGGGATACCAACCAAGATACTAGCACTCTTGGGGTCATTGAATTGCCTCTCCATTCTGATTCACCAACTGCTCTAAGATATTTGAATTTCAAATTGTCTTCCATTTCGCCATTTACAATAACTTCATGTAATCCATTACAAATATCTTTTACAGTTTTTCCAGAATATAGGGCATTGTGTAATTCTTCTAATGCTTTGTTGTGGTTTCCTTCGATTAACAAATTTAAGATTTTATCATATTTCTCTAAACTCTTTTCAGATTGTTTTCTCAAACTTAATCCACTTGCAAGTGCGGCTTGCATTTCCGTTATTGTTCTACGAACATCACCGTTGTAGTAGGTTATAAAGCCGCCCAAATCATCCTCGGAAGGAGGATTTGAAATTTGTTCATTCGTCAGAATCGTCTGCAATAAACTCAAAATTGTAGCATTCTCAAGATTAGAAAAGAAGTAATTAGCACATCTAGATTGAAGTGGATAGATAATCCTACTTCTATCATTAGCGGTAATAATGAATCTAACATTATTCTCGTATCTTTCCATAATTCTTTTCAATGCATTTTGAGCATCGGGTGTCATACCATCCATTTCATCTAGTAATACTATCTTAAAGGGAACTTCACCTATTGCTCTTTGTTGAGCAATATCTTTGATAGTAGTCCTTACTACTTCTAATCTCCTATCATCGCTAGCATTGATTTCAAAGTAGTTTGAATCAATCTCTGAGCCTAACATCTCATTTGCTAGAATACCTGCGGCAGTAGTCTTACCAACTCCTGCACCACCATACAATAGTAGATTCGGCATTTCTTTATTCTCTATCCAATTCTCAGCATCGAGTTTAAACATCTCTTGGCCAATCAATTGGTGTATTCTCTTGGGTCTATATTTTTCAGTCCATAACATTTCTAAAACCATCCTTCTAATCTTAATGTTCTATCAGGAGTAATTGGAGCATTCCTCGCTCTTTTCTTATCCTTGATACCAACAATTCTAGTTTCTTCACTTTTCAATCTCTTTGTCGCCCATTCTTCAAACTCCGAATCCTGTAACAATTGAGGCAGTAAATAGCCTTGATTCGGTTTTATCTTTAACTTTCTGAGGATATTCGGGACTTTTGAATAGTTGCCTCTTTTTGGAAAGGTAGTTTTAGAATACATCTTTCCATCATGTGAGTAAGTCAATAACTCGTAAAAATAATCACTTGACCATCTTCTCTTTACTCTACCATCTACAAACACTAATTTGTTAGGGTGAATATTTAGACCGAGCCAAGTCATGATTTGAGTATCAGCAGGTCTGTTATGTTTGAAGTTTTCAAGCACTTGAGAACGATTCGTATTCTTTAGGTAATCATTTACCAATTCAAAAATACTCATTTCTATATTATGAGGTTTATTACTTCTAGGTGCTAATTGTTTTAGTGCATCAAGTGAATGACAAACACTACCTGCTCTTTTTACTCTACAACAGTTTTTAATTTCAGTCGGAATACTCTTTTCATCATTTGATGTAAGAACAATCTGGTGTTTACAATTTCTAATGACATTCATTATTACATCCTTATTAGGCTTGTAATGAACTTCTTCAATGATAACATCGGTTGTAACACTTTTCCAATCTCTGTCTTCTATCTCATTTGCATAGAAGATAAGAGAATCTTCTCTAGACATTGATTTAGCAATTGTTGTTTTTCCTGTTCCGCTTTTTCCTGTAATTAATATTGGTCTTTCTTTTTTACTCATATCCATTAAACTCAAGTCAATAACCCCTTTATTTCTAATATGCGCTCAAAACCTTTTTGTTTCAAGTGATGCTTATTAGAAACAAGCGTCAAAACTTCTTCAAAGGAATTGAATCTATCATTTGATGTAGGCTCATCTGAATCTATTAATCTGAAAAACTGAATCAGATTATCTACATTCGTCAATCTTAGCAAAGGATAGGGCCTACCTTCTTTCTCCTTTGCTTTGTAATAGGACTGTATTCCCTTGTCCTCTAGGGTTCTTTGTAATTTAAGAAGAAATAAATTATTCTTTGCTCTAAAATTGACTCTCAATCTTATCCTATATCCTATTGATTGTCTATCATCTTTTGTGATTTCAATTTCGGGATATGCTAATGAATAAATTACTCCTTCAAGTTGTCCTTGCGTAAACATCTACTGTCGCTCCTATACATTCATGTTTGATTCTAAAATGGTCTAAGCCACTTTCAATCAATCCTAATATCTCATTTAATTCTTCTAATTTATCGGGAAATACCCATTGGATACATGTCCCTTGGTAAAGACCATACAATTCTGCCATTTCATAATCTACTTCTTCTAATACTTGAGCAAACTTCTTGCTCGATATAGTCTCACGAATAGCATAATTAATTGAAAGGTTGGTTCTTTTTCCTAAATCACCATAGACCATGTAAGTGATAGTTGTTATTCTACCATGTTTCTCTGACCATCTGCGCTTCATATCTTCATCAGTGTAGTATTCCATGTTAGATTCCCACACTATCTTTTCTTTTGGTTCAATGCCAGTTGGCAACCAAGGCGTATTTTTGATGTTGAAGGCAAGTTCCAAAATTCATCTTCTCCTAAATCATACTTTAATTCTAATAGTGTGCAAAGTTGTTTTCTATCTAACTTTCTTATATCTTCATCTATTTCTATACCGCATATTTCATCAGTAGGGTATTTCACGAAATTATCTATTATCACATACATCCATCCCATAATATACAGGATAGATTTTAACAACCATTGTATCATGTTTCGGTGGTATTAATATCACCAATTTATACTTTGTCTCCATAGAGCATCTTATCTAACATGCTTGTCAATGTTGCTGACGAAGCGTTGTCTATTTTTGCTCTTATCTTTTTCATAGGTAAACCTATTTCTAACATTACACCAGTCAAAACAAACTTCTTGGTTTCCTTTTTACCCCACATGTTCAAACAGTGAGAACAAGATACTTCTTTAGGGTCATTTGTTATTCTATGTTCGGGAACAAAATAATTAGGACTCTCACTACGACACATGATAAACGAATCTTTGTAACCCGTTTTTGACCTTCCATCTTTTTCTTTTTTGTAATCTTGAAAATCAAGAAGGCCATTTTCACCTATATTAGCAAAGGAAAGAAAATCAGCATTAAGATGGGTCTGTTTAACTCCCGTTCTTTTACCCGATAACAATAAACACTCTTTACAAGTTATTACCGAATCATCAGTAGTAATACTCTCTACTTCATTAAGAGGTTTATCGCAAAGGATTCTTCCATTTCTTTTTGTTCCTTTCCATCTACATACATTCATATCATTCCCTCAACATCTTTCAGTGTATTAATATCTGATACAGGCTTATCTGTTCTTATCCTAAGCATTCTAGGAAATCTTAATCCAAGATTACCATCAGCATCTCTAGTTACTAAATCACAAGTTACTTCCAAAACTATCCTTGGTAGCCATTTGTGTGTTTTATCATCTATTCCTGAAACAATCTTTTTACCTTCGTTTGTCAAATACAAAAGGTCAATATCACTAAAGCCCGTTCCTATACTACCAACTGATATATATTCGTTATCGTCTTTTACGGCAATATCGTAGGAAGCAAATACGCTCGACCTTTTTCCATCACCATATCTTGCTCCTGTAATTACTACATCCAATTCAAATCTAGGCGGTTTATACTTAGCCCAAGCAACTGACCTTTTACCACTTTGATAAGTAGCATTAAGGTCTTTAATCATAATACCTTCATAGCCATCATTAATAGATAGATTATAGAATATATCATTATCTTCTTTTATTGTGCTTCTAACTGCTTGCTTTGGAAATTTATAGATAATATTGATTCTATCTTTCAATGGCGAATCCATTAGGTTTTCATCATTGAACATCATACAATCGAATACTGCCAGTTCTACGGGGCATTTTTCAACGGCTTCCTTCACATTCTTTGAGTGAATACGAGTCCCCATCTTCTTGAAGGGAGCAGGTCTACCATCATTTTCAACAGGGTAGATTTCAGTATCAATAATAAATGGTTCTTCTATTTTCCAACTAAGAATCTCCTCTACAATATCGGGAAACTTATCTGTAACTACCTTTCCTTTGCGATTGAAAATAATAACTGTGGTTTCTATTTTCCTCCTAAAATGAATTTGATACCTAGCACCATCATACTTGTATTCAACAATGTGTTGCTTTGGCCATTTCTCTTTAGGCACTGCCTTGGCCAACATTGGTGCAATGTATCTACCTATTTTCAAATCATTAGGAGGTTCTTCTCCCTTAGAATAGAAAATAGAAATATCCTGTAAACTATGTAATTGATTATGCTTCTTTACTTCCGCTTCTTTTTTATCGTAAATCTTAGCAAGTAACTTTCTTACCGTTCCATTATTGATACCATTCCTCGGTGTTCTAAGCCAATATCTCAAGAACCATTTCTTCTCTAATGCCGACATTGAATTGAAGGCTACATAGAATGCATTGTAAGATTGACCGTCACTCTTGCTACAATCCATAGATAATAGATGTAGAATGGTATTAAGATTCATTTCTGAGTCTTTACCATCTTGAACAAAATGATACACACCTTCTCCAATATCGCCATGTTGGTATATGGCCAACTCTACTTCATCATCAAATACTTCTAGTGCATTAACTACCCATCTGAATGCTTTCTTACTAGCAAGATTATTAGCGTCTAATTCTAGGGCTAGAATCTTAATGAATTGAGAATTGTGTTCATAATCCTTCGCTATCAAACTAATTGTCTTAGTAGGTGTTCTATTTTCTACTGCTTGCATTAATCTACAAAACTCTATCCATTTCATTCTTCTCTCCCCAATACCTTTTTCTTACTAACTCTTAAATCTCCAAGGACCCATCTCAAGCCGTTAATTACGCCTTGGAGTCCCTTGTATTTTCTCATCCAATATATGCGGTCTTTCTTCTTGCATCTCTGCATTTGCATATAACAGGCATTCTGTTCACGCTCGGCTTCATGGAGCATGGCTTCTATATCATCCCAAGACCTAGTGTAAGAAAAGTTCTCACTATCTTGGTGGTCATTCATTCTTCCTCATCCCTTGGAGGTTCTTGTGGTGTAGCAAACATTTGCAACATTAGCGCATTAGCCAATCCAATAGCATGAAGCGTCTTATCGTCATTTGCTCTTTGAGCAAGACCCATCATCATAGTGTTGAATGCTTGCATCATTGGCAATGCTAAATTCCAAACATCCTGTGCCTGTTTCCAATATTCATATCCATCATTATTTGTAAGAGTAGACATGTGTAGCAAATGAAAAATCATAAATCCATGCTTATCTTTGTCAGTCACTAGTGTTTGTAATTCTCCTTCAAACGCTTCTACCATTTGAATAGGTAAATTTTCTCTCATCCATTTAGCGTGTGTTACGCTCCAATCATCATATCCATCTTCATCATATATCCATACCATTTATTCCATCTCCTTTTTTAATTCGTTTCTCAGCATTTTTTGTAGTTCAACAATTGTTGTAGTTAATCCTATTTCCCAATCTTCATGCCCTCTAAATTCATTTAGATACCATTCCCAATTAGAGGCTTCCATACTATCCACGATTTGCAAATAGCGAACTGCCTTGCTTAGTATCTCTTTCTTCGTTAATTTGTCCATCGGGTTTAATCTCTGTTCCCTGTTCAATTTTTCCATCTTCTTCATCTCCTAATTGTATTTTCTCTAATATCTGTTTTAGAACCAGTAGTTCATCTAAGTTAAGTCGAATGCCTTTCTTTGTGTGATTACCATTTGTATGTAATCTAATATCTACATAGTCGGTATTCCAATATCTACCTCTAGTTACTTTGAATTCATTCTTGGCATCTCTAGGGATACGACCTAACAATTCCTCATCAGCCACTATTCCTCCTCCTCTAATAGTTTCTGAGCATATCTCATTGCTAAAGTAAACAATGGTAATGTCTTATCTATTTGTTGTTTCTTTTTAGGATTATGAGTATGAATGCGAACTTTCGGATTAAAAGCATTTACTCCCTTTTCATTTTCATCCCAAAAGAATTCTACTTTAAATTTGTAATTCAAAAGCCACCAAGGATTTTCTTCGGTCCACTTATACTTACTTAATTCTCTTTCTAATCTAAGGATTTCTTCCATCATTGCTTCTTCTCTTTGATTCATATCTATTCCTCCAACTTTAACCAAAAATCCTTAGTAATGAATGCTTCATCTACTTTAACTAGAACATCTCCTACAACTCTAGGAGCATGTGTTTTAAGTTGCATATTAGCCAAGTAATTATCTCTTAATCCGTGTAAAAGTCCTTCTTCATTTACAATCATTTCTTTTACTTCGGGCATGAGATACACTTGAGGCATGTATTCAATAAGACCGCCTACACTATCTTGCATATCTTTTAGTGAAGGTTTCTTTTTGAATACTTTACCGTTTAAATCCCACAAGCAGTTATCATCTACTTTAATTTGGACCCATATTTTCTTTCCCATAATATTCCCTCAAAAGTTAAACTCATCTTCGCTGATTACTGAATCAGAAGACCATATACCGATTTCCTGTGGTTCTTTACTGCCACCTTCAATCAATACAGGGCTAAAGGTAACTTCTACGCTTGCTGAATAATAATTGTTAGAATCTACTGAATGCATATTCTTTGCAACTTCAACTGCTACTATGCTATTATGAATCGTATCATCATATTCGGCAATGACCTCTCCATTCTTTTTAACATAATACTTAGTATCTTTATTGATAGAGTCAGCCACACGAAATGACTTTTCAATATCCAGATTTCTGAGAAGATATTTCATATCTTTCAATGACTTATCATATTCTCTCCACATCTCAGGTTCTCTGTTTTCCATTGACTGTATTGTATTCGTCAATGCTTGGCCTAGTGCTAGTTTACCCTTTTCACTCAGAATTAGTTCTACGCACTTCTTCAACTTAGAAACATCTTCCTCGCCTTTGACGAGATTAACCTCTAGTTTTGGTTCTTCTTTCTTTTCTTCCTTCTTTTCTTCTTCACTCATTTTTGTGACACTCCTTTTCTAAAATAATAAATCCTTCTCTTGATGCTGACCCATAAACAACATCAACACCAACTTGGTATTTTTGATAAATCATGTTGGCCACCATCAAAGCGGTTTCCAACCAATCATCGGGCATATCATATGGGATACCCTTTTCGTTCTTCAACTGTATTGCTAATGTTGGGAACATTAATTCTTCACTCATTTTTATCTCTCCATTCCTTTTCATTTACTTCTTCTATACCATCATAGTCATTACAAGTAGAACATGACCAATAGCCTATTTCTTCATCTGCTTCTTCATTACAAAAAACACAAATCATAATTTTAGTCATTCTTCTTCGCTCCTTTTATCGGGTGTTAATCCTTTGAGACATGCTAGGCATTTTCTGAAACCTCTATGTGAGAGATTAAAGCATCCTTTGACTTGACATAGCATCTTCTTCATCTCCCACTAATACTTCTGATGTAAGAACCAGCGCAGTTACAGAGGATGCACTATTCAATGAAGATAGTGTTACCTTCACTGGGTCTATGATTCCTTCTTTATGGAAGTCACACTTCTTGTTTGTTCTAGCATTTATTGATGTAATCTTTCTTGGTTTTGCTATACCTGCATTCTCTAATATCTGATAGTATGGTCCCTTGAAACAATCTTTCCATTGGTCAGTATTCTTAGATAACTTAGCAAGAGTCAATCCTCCTCCTTCTATTATCCCTAATTCCATAGCGGCTCTTGTAGCATTCAAGGCATCATCTACTCTTTCCATAGTATCTCTCATCTCTACCTCTGATAACGCTCCAATCTTTAATACGGCAACTCCACCTAGTAGTTTAGCAACTCTAGTTTTCATCTTATCTAACTGGAAATCATTGTCAGCCAATTCATAATGACTTTCAATCATCTTAGCCCTTGCTTCGACCATCTCTTTTTCTCCACCACCATTAACGATGATAGTCTTATTTTCTTTGATTGTAATTTTATCAGCCGTTCCTAAGTCTTCGATTTCCACTTCTTCCAATTTATGATTAGCATGATAATCAACAAACTTAGCACCTGTAACAATTGCAATATCCTCTAGAAGTGCATCAGATACATGTCCGTAATCTGGTGATTCAACAGGGCATACCTTGACAATACCATTCATTACATTAACAATTAGATTAGCCATAGCATGTTCTTCTAACAATCTTGAAATCAATACAAGAGGTCTTTTAGTTTCAGCGACCTTTTCTAGTAATGGAACCATTTCTTGAAATCTAACTATCTGTAAATTGGATACTAAAATCAATGGGTTTTCCATAACTGTTTGATTCTTTTCTTTATCAGTAGTAAAATGATGATGCCTATATCCTCTTTCAATCTCTAAACCATTAACAACTTCTAATGATGTATTCATATCTTGAGATTCTGAAACAGTAACAACTCCACTATTACCAACAGTCTCTATTGCTTTCGCAATTAACTCTCCAATGTCTTTATCGTTATTAGCGGCTATTGTTGCTACATTCACGATTTCATTAGATTCTGAGATTGGTTTTGCCAGTGACAGAAGTTCGGTAGATATTTCATCCACTTTCTTCTTCAAATCATTCGCTACATGAACAGGGTTACTTCCATTCTTGATGAGTTCCATTCCTTTCTCACAAAAGGCTTGGGCCAAAACACAGGCAGTAGTTGTTCCATCACCTGCTAAACTTTGGGCTTGTGTTGCTACTTCTATTAGCAATTTAGCACCCATATCTACGAATTCATCTTCATGACTAACTGCCTTAGCAACGGTCACACCATCATTAACAATAATCGGTTTACCATGTTCCTTCAAAACCACAGTCTTAGCCATAGGACCAAGTGTAGGTTTAACTGCATCGGCCACTAGGTTAATTCCTTTCAACATCTTATCTCTTGCTTCATCTCCTATTACTATCATTCCTTCACCACCTTACTACAAATTACATGTTTGTGAACTGCGAAAAATTCACCGAGTTTAATCTTCTTATTCGGTTGATAATAAATCTCATCACCAACATCTATTCCTTCTACATCAGGACCAACGGAGACAACTTCTCCCTTGTGGGTTTCACTCATTACAAATGAACCAACCTTTGATTCTGATTCTTTCAATACTACAAATTCTCCTATTGCTTCTAACTTCATTCTTCTTCTCCTCCATTTAATTCTACTAGCCTTTTCTTGGCATAAGTATAATGTGTCGCTTTATTGGAAGAAGTGTTCATCCAAGTTTGATGTTCTCCATCTCCTAAAACGATAGCACTAATCATGATAGGTTTCCATGTGTTGATTGTTTTCATATCTGTTCCACTGAAATACGCTGAACCGAAAGGATGAGTATGTATCCAACATTTAATCGGCAACTTCATTCCAACAGGGTCTTCCATAAATTCAACAAATGAAAATGTCCCAAAAGAAATAAACAACTTATCGTTATTGTCTATCACCACTTGGACTTCTCTTGGTTTATCAAAAGCAGTCATACTCATCTGCCAAATAGTTTCAAGGAAAACACCTCTTTTCTCTTGGAAGATTGACAGTAATCCCGATGCTTTCTTTGGATGGTCAAAGGACCATTCTATTCTTTCTTTCCAATCAGTCAAGACAACAATATCTTCTGAATTTGTATAATGGGGAGTATTCTTTAGGTAATCCTCTACTAATTGATTAGTATCCATTAAATATTCACCACTTTGTAATCTGAAACATCATTCTCATCAACAAACCATCTTTGCATCCATTCAGCCGCCATACCTGCTATTGCTACATGAGTAAAGTGCAAACCTTCTTTCTTGCCTTTCCAACTATCTCCTTGACATGAAAAACTTCCATCGGGTCCTGCAAGCACAACATCATACATGTTCTTAGGCGTTAGATAACTAATGTAAGCACCATTACGACCTTGCGCTCTCAAGTCTAACCATTTAACTGATGACCTATAAAGTAGCCTTCTTACATCTAAATTATCCGCACAACAGATAACTAAGTCATAACCTTGAATTTGTTTTTCTGTTAGAACCAAAAAAGGTTCAGCCTTAGCCACTGACTTGTATCTATTCTTCATAGCAAATACTTTCTTATCATCAATCTCGTTTAATTCAAAATTCTGATAAGGTATATTCTTCTTTTCTACAATATCGGGGTCATGTGCCGTAATCTTATACAATCCCGTCTTATCTAAAAGAGGGATTAGAAAACTTCCAATTCCACCTGTTCCTATAATCATTACTTTTCTTTTCATATTTATTCCTCCTTTGCTTTATTGTGTGCAACACGCATATCTGTTACTAAACTCCATAGTCCTGTGCCTTCTCGATTAGCCCATTGTGTTACTAATGATAACACGGCCTTACGATGAGAATCATCAAAGTTATCAAAGCATCCTAGTGCTTGATACAATAACGGCATACCCTCGTATGCTCCTTTTTCTGATGTTGCGGCATTTGAACCGAATCT